ATGAAAACATGGATAAAAATTCAAAATATATAATAATGGCAAGACACCCATATCTATGGATTAGCAGCTTGAAAAAAGAGTCTTATAATATAAAATTTAATAGTATAGATCAAGATGTTAAATTTATACGTGATAATAAAAATAAATTTGAACAATTTGATTTATCTTTTAATAATTTAGCAGAAATATGGAATATGTATTACAGGTTTTATAAAGATCTACTTGAAAATAATAAGCTTGATATAGTAACAACAATAGATTATTGTAAATTAGTAGATAACACAAATGATAATAACTACGAATATGTATTATCGAAATTGAAAGATATAGGTATTGAAGATTTAAATAAACAAAATTTTATAGATACTTTCAAGAAACCTGCAAAAGATCATGGACATCCAGTAAGTGTTGACAAAGCAATATATAAATGTGATAATATGGATGAATTATTGACTGATGAAGAAAAAGAAATAATTGACAAAACTATTGACAAATCATTATTAACATATTTTAATTTGTGATTTATATTATAATATATTTAGTATATTTATTATTATATTATTATATTACTAATTATATATATATATTATTTAAAACAATATAATATGATGAATTATATAACTGACCCCGTTTCATCTAAGAAATATTCTATATTTTCATCCAATGGTAAAAATCTGCTGAAAAAATATATAAAATTTATTCAGACCGGGGGTAAACCAGATCCAGAACGTACTCCATATCAAGTTCTTGGAATTAAACCAAGTGCGTCGAAAAAAGAAATTGCAAAAGCCTACCGTACACAGGTGCTTAAATACCATCCTGACAAAATTAAACCAGATGATAAAGAGAAAGAACAAAAAGAAGAAGAGTTTAAGATTGTGTCCGAAGCAAATCAGTTTTTAAAAGACGAACAAAAAAAAGCGAATTACGATAAAGGAGGAAGAAACTTAGGTTATGGTTGGTTACCAATTGGACGTGCTGAAGGTGCTGCTGAAGAAGCAAGACAAAGAGCTGCTGAAGAAGCAGAAAGACAAGCAGCAGATGCAAGACAAAGAGCTGCAGAAGCTGAAAGACAAAGACAAGCAGAAGCTGAAAGACAAAGACAAGCCAGAGAAGCAGCAGATGCAAGACAAAGAGCTGCAGAAGCTGAAAGACAAAGACAAGCCAGAGAAGCAGCTGCAGCAGCAGCAGAAGCAGAAAGACAAAGAGCTGCTGAAGAAGCACAAAGACAAGCAGCTGAGCAAAATTGTAATCAAATATCAGACAGTTTAGTAACTTTATATCAATTTCAAAATAGAGTACTAAATGATAGACAAATAGAAATATATAAAAATATGGTAAATAGACTTGTTAAATTTTATAAGAATTGTTTGAAAGAAAATAATATAGCAGCTAAAGGATATGAAAATGCTATTAAAAATGAGATAAATAAATATGAAACAAATCAATATGTGATAACATATAAAAATAAAAGAGCCGCTGCTGCCGCTGCTGACAGTGATCACGGTGGTGGTGGAGGTGGTGGAGGTGGTGGTAGTGCATACCCAAAAAATACACCAGGACGAACAGAATATCCATATGAAAGAGATGCTGCTGCTGCCGCTGCTGCTGCCGCTGCTGCTGCTACCGGTAGAGGTGATGGTGGTGGTGGTGGTGGTGGTGGTGGTGGTGGTGGTGGTGGTGGTAGTGCAGACCCAGAATATACACCAGGACCAGACACACTTCGTGAATTAATAGTTTTAGAAAATGATGGGAATTTAGAAGAAAAGCTCCGAACTGCTGCAACAAAATTATCATATGAAAATATTGATACTATGAAACAAATGATAAAAGAACAATATAATCATTTAAATATGCCAACTCAAGAACAAAAAAATGAATACACAGATTATTTGCAACAATTAAAAATTGCTGAAAAAAGATTATCAGTTATAAGTGCATATAAAAAAGGGTTTATGCCTCATGGTTATCAATAACTAGTTTGTATTTAAATTAAACTTAAGCTTAAACTGATAACACATATATTTCTTATTAATTTGTGATTTATATTATATTATATTATATTATATTATATTATAGTATATTATAGTATATTATTTAAAACAATATAATATGATGAATTATATAACTGACCCCGTTTCATTTGAAAAACACTCTATATTTTCTGCTGCTGGCAAAAATCTGCTGAAAAAATATATAAAATTTATTCAGACCGGGGGTACAGCAGATCCAGAACGTACTCCATATAAAGTTCTTGGAATTAAACCAAATGCATCACAAAAAGAAATAACTACAGCGTACAGAAAATTAGCTAAGGAATTACACCCAGATAAAGGAGGTGATACAGAAAAATTTCAATATGTAAATGAGGCAAAGGAGTTATTATCTGATACTAAAAAAAGAAACAGTTATGATACTGGTATAACAGATTTTGGTTGGAAACCCTTAAATAAACCCACATCAGATGCTGGAGGTGCTGCTGCCGCTGCTGCCGCTGCCGCTGCTGCTGGAGGTGGTGGAGATGCTGGCGGTGGAGGTGGTGCAGGAGGTGGTGGCGGTGGAGGTGGTGCAGGAGGTGGTGGCGGTGGAGGTGGTGCAGGAGGTGGTGGCGGTGCAGCTGCAGAAGCTGAAAGACGAGCCAGAGAAGAAGCAGCAAGACGAGCTGGAGAACGATTCGCAGCACTAGAGAAGCGAATCCGAGCAGCAGAAAAAACAGAAAGACAAAGAAAAGAAAAATACTATAAATATTCCTTCAGTATAAGAGCAGCTACATTGATATTTAGTCCAGAACTAATAAAAGACGACGGGTATATGTTACAGTCTAGGAATCCTGCGATGCTTGGGATTGATCATAATGACATATTTTTACAAGCAGTAATTGAACATTTAAAAACGCTTAAAAATGATGAAACATTAGAGAACAGATTCATATATGCTGCAAAGCATTTAACATGCGAAAGTATTGATGTTATGGAAAAAATGTTAAAAGACAGAACAACGGGCGAATACGATAAAATTGTAGAACACCTAACACGTATAAGACAACACAGAGTTGCAGCAGAAGAAGCACGAAGAAAATTAGAAGAAACAGGTACAGCAAAGGAAAACTATGAATATATGTTTGATCCATGGATCGATGGTAACAAGGCATGCGCTATCCCCGCTCCTGCTACCGGTAGAGGTGATGGTGGTGGTGGTGGTGGTGGAGATGCTGGAGGTGGTGGTGGTGGAGCGTCGGGCTCAACATCAGGGTCCGGCCGTGACCGTAGTCGCAGTCGTGACCGTAGTCGCAGCCGTGACCGTAGTCGCAGTCGTGACCGTAGTCGCAGCCGTGACCGTAGTCGCAGTCGTGACCGTAGTCGCAGCCGTGACCGTAGTCGCAGATCACCATTTACATTACGCCGACCGACGATAGAAGAACTTCGTGCAGCTGCAGAAAACACACGAAGACAAAGACAAGCAGCTGATGCTGCTAGAGATGTATAAGCTGATGGTATTACAAAATAATCCATTGAAGACTTAGAAACATAACTTTGTAGGACTGCATATAATTTAACATTTGGACAAATTGATACGATGCAACAAATGGTAAGAGAAATAATAAGACAATATGAATATTATGATGGTACTCTAACTCAAGAACAACAACAACATCGCAATAAGTTAAAAATAGTTGATAAACGAATATCATTAATGCGTGCATATAAAAAAGGATGATAATCTATACATTATACATAAATTAAGCCCAATTAAACTAAATTCAACTTAAATCTATAACACATATATTTATTATCAATTAAGTATTATCAATTAAGTATTGTTTTAAGAATTCATATGGCACAAATATCACGCAATGTGTTCGCAACACATGTTTATAATAAAATCACTAGTTATGCTAACACATTTTTACAAAGTACCAATTTTTTAGCAAGCAGGAACCTTCTGCCTATAGAAAGTCCGTTAACCCATCATAAAAAGCCTTTATCAAATATAATCGAAGCACTTCAAACATTTCTTTCCGATGATGTAGATTTATTAGTCTATTTAGATCACTATTCTGTACCTAAAAAAGACTACCAACCAGATTATATTGCTATGGTTATTTTACATAATTTTGAAAATCAAATTATTAATGACTGTGGATATAGATTTCATACAAAAATCCTAAATGAATATAATCTCACTCAAAATATAACCCAACTTGACTATCTTAAAACACGTCCAACACAAATACAGGGTACTCCTGAATGGATGGCCGCTCGTAAAGAAGGTTTAACTGCTTCTAATATAAAAAAAGTGTTATATGGAAGTATTAAAGAGCAAGTTGAAATTATTTTGGATAAATGTAAAACTGATGATGTATATAAGAAAATTTACAGCCCTGCTATGCAACACGGTCATCAACATGAAGATAATGGCGTTGCTATATTTGAGTCAAGAAGTAATCGCGAAGTATATGAATTCGGTTGTATGCCACATCAGGAGTTTAATTTTTTAAAGGCATCGCCTGATGGTATAGATAATATGGGCGAAATGCTTGAAATTAAAATGCCATATTCTCGTATTCCACATGAAATACCTAAACCTGATTATTATAACCAAATGCAACTTCAACTAGAGGTTTGCGATTTAGATGTATGTAATTTCTTAGAATGTGTTGTTAAACATTATACTTCTAAAGCAGATTATTTAGCAGACATTAACAAAAAAGCACGCACAGGTCCCGCACGTCATTGTTTTACAGGAAGAGGATTGGAAAAGGGTGTAATGTTAGAAGGTAAATCAATGGATAATTTATATTTTAACTATAAATATGCTCCTTTGGATCTAATGCCGGATGAGATAAATGAATGGTTGGATGAAAATATAGACCAATTGAATGAAGAAGCAAAAGAAAAACAAGAAGAAGATAATATGGTATTTAATGATTTTGTAGTTCGTCCAGTGTATTGGTACTTGGTGAGATATTCATGTATTAAAGTGTATAGAGATAGTAATTGGATTAGTAAACATATTAGTAAATTTCATACATTCTGGCGAACAGTATTATATTATAGAAGACATGGGATAGAACCTTTACTTGAGTTTTTGGAAACAGGAAATAATGATTGTTTACCTAAACACCCTGGTATAGTAAACTTCCCGGATTTTAAAGTAAGAAAGTCAACAAAACGTAAAAAGATTGTCAATGTCTTTTCAAAAAATACCTGTTTATTACTGGATAGTAGTGATGAGGAAGATGAACTAAATAAAATGAATAATAAAGCACCAAATAATAAAGTGTTAAGTAAAACCACAACAAAAAAAAAGAAAAGTTTAAATAACAAGTCATCACCTAAAACTACTAAATCAACCAGTTCCACAAAATCAACAAAATCAGTAAAATCAACAAAAGGAACAAGAATTAGAAAATCTACATCTAGTAAATTATTAAAAAAATCAAGTAAGTCTGTACCAGTTAAATCACAAGGATGTCTAATAGATGATAGTAGTGATGAAGATCTTTCATTTATGTAAATATTATCTGTTATTATAACATAGTTTATTTCTTCTAAATTTTAATTTAAAGAGAACACACATTCGTGTATTATTCAAACAAATCAACATACAACGCATAAAATGAATAATAATTCAAATCCGCAACCTCAACAAAATTTAAATCAACAGTCTCATATTGATCAATATTCTTTTTATGAAGGATATGCGAAAGCTTGTTATGATATGGGTTTTAAACAAGGGTATTCCAATGGGTATAACAACGGTCATATAGATGGGCGACAATCTGGTTTATATGAAGGACATAATCAAGGATATCAAACAGGACGACAAGAAGATAAAACTAAAACTTATGAATTGGCATATGACACTGGCCATGACGACGGATATAATGAAGGTTTTGAGAAAGGTCAAAGTACAGGATATGATACTGGTTATATGAAAGGAAAAGAAGATACTGAAAATATGCTTGTTCAAAACCAATTCCAAAATAGCACTAATACACATGATAATACTAATACTGTATTTGAGATTCCATATGATATAGAAAGTCAATTAAGTTGCAATAGTCCAACAGATAAATGTGAATTTACATTTAATAATGATACAAGTGATTTGGGTAGTGATGTATGGAAAAATTTATGGAGTCAAACATATGATATCCCTCAATATAACTTAAATACACCAACAGTATTAAGTTGGGACAATAATGATTGTGGATGGTCTGTGTCTGATAATTGGTATGAAAATTGGGGAAATATTTTAGAGGGACATGATTGTGAACTAACATGGGATGACACAATTAAACAACAAGAAGTACACGAGAAATCTAATAAAAATAATGTAGAATACGAAAATCAAGAAGAACTTGAACAATATGAATTAGAATACGAAAATCAAGAAGAACTTGAACAAGATGAAGAAGTTGAAATGACACAATTTAAATATGAACGGTCAGTTAATTTACAAAATATAATGAATACTGAATCTAAAGATTCTGAACCTGAAGATTGTGAAAATAATGATTCTAATAATAGTGAATCTTATTCATTCAACTTTGATATTGAAAGTGAAAGTGATGATGAAGAATTAGAAACATGTATAATAAATGGTGTTTTTAAAGAATTAAACGAAGATATATTATCATTTTCATCAGAATCATCAGAATCAATTCAATTGGAATCTGTATCAAACGAAAATGAAGATGAATTATTATATTCATTTCCATCAATTTCATCTGAAACACAATTTGCAAAATCATTATCACCTCGTATACGTGGCGAAAATGTAGTGATAGAATTTGAAACAAAAAGTTTGCCAGCAGAATCATTATTCCAACCTGTGAATAATACGAGTCTTTCACCTATACGTAGAAATAAATCAGAAGAATGGTCGAATAAAAACCGCTCTACAAGATTTGGACGCTATCGCAAAATGTAAAATAAAATTTCGGCATTTTAAATTTATTTATTAATATTTATTCATGTTTACTATCTATTCACGTGATTTACATAAATTCTTAGCTACTTCTTGTGCTTCCAATTGTCCTAATATAGGTTCAATCAGGAGTTTTTGTGCCATCTTCATTCGAAGTTCACGAACCTTTTTATCTGCTTCCATATCTGGCTTCTCTTTATGTTTATATCTAATCAAGAATTCTTGATATTTCCGTGTATAATACTCATCATCATATGGATATTGGTATTTCTTATCTAATTTCTCTAGCTGTAACCCGAAAATTTGACTAACTGGCTTACTTACTTGATTTGTAACATAATGAAGATAGTCTAATTCAAGTGAATGTTCCTTAATGAATTTTGGATGTTCGATGCGATCACCTTGCAATATTTTCTTTTTCTTTGGCTTTCGTTTACGTCGCTTCTTTGGCTTTATTTTTTTTGGTACTAACTTTGCATCATTTTTAATTTTCCGATACACTTCAATATCATGACCCGGTATTATCTGTTTCATATACGTCATTGTAGGTTTTTTCCCTAATACATCAGTCAATACCTTAGCTATAGATACATTTATTTCTTCAGACGCATGTTCTAAATCAATCATTTGAAGTTCACCTGTTTCTTCGAGTATTTGACTTAATGATACAATATGATGATTAGGTGGTGGTTCAGGAGGCTGCTCATTTGAATCAGTGGGTGGAGTTTCATATTCGTCTTCTACCTTGATATACGCATATGGCAATCGCGAATTTACCTTAGGTTTATTACCTGGGTCTCTTTCGCCCATACGATCAGCAAGTACTTTATGTGCAATAGAATTTGGATTCTTGTAATAACCTTTTAATTTCTTTGTAATTATAAATTTATCAAAGTAAAATTTACCAGCCATTATATCACGAATACATTGTTGCATGAACACAATGCCTTTTTCAACATCTTTTTCACCCATAATAATATCCAAGATACCACCATATACATATTTAACGATTTTGGCATTATCACGACGCTTAGTAACTAAACCCATACTTGTCTGTTTACATTTATGTGCATTAAATTCATATTTATCACCAGCATAACGTTTTTTTGACACAAGCATAAACGGCCAAAAGGTTTTTTCATACTCTAATTTGTGTGGATAACCAAATAATGGTGTGATATTTTCCTCAACATCCAGTGAAATATCAATACTTGCCTTAACTGCATCTCTGTTATAAATATATTCACCTTCTTTATTTTTGATATTATAGAGTACGAAGATAGAATCTGTATCACCATATACAACTTCGGTACTCTCAATATAAATTTCTTCTTTTTCGCAATTTAAATTTGTATAGATAAAGTTACGATCTCTATAATTCTCTTTTGTATATGAACCAGCAAATTCTAGAAGACGGCGACCATCTGCTGTAGTACTTTCTGCAATTTCTGGACAATAGATTGGACTTACAGACGCACCAAGTAAACCATATACAGAGTTCGCACTTACCTTATAAGCTAACTGCAACCCATTGAAAATTTCTTTTTCAAAATCATTATAGGTATCAGCCATAGATACTATTTCATTTTCATCTACTGTGTGTTTATTTCCATGTTCATCTACTAATACTCCTTTATTTTTATCATACAAACCACTGAGTTTGTCACCGTTTTTCATTATCAATGTTTTATATTTGATTTTAGCACGAGTACTTTTACGAGCACCGAGTAGTTTCAATAGAATACGTGGAATAATCCCGCGATTTTCTTCTTTAACACTTCCATCATACTCTTTCTTTGGTTGAATGAAACGATGAGTACGTACAAGCATACGTTTATAAACTCCATTATCTTGCTGTATCCAATCATAAATGTGAATATCTTTGAATTCATATCCCTTCTTTCTAAGTAATTTAGCACCTTTAGTACCTTTATATATAGGATTTTTAATAAGAGTTTCATGAGACATATTGTTGTTAATAATAATACTTGGATATAGAGAGCCGAAATCAAGAACTGCAACTGGACGTTTAACATAAATTCCTGGTTTAGGTGGTAATACAACAGCGCCAGCATAACTTCCTGATTCTTGTTTGTATAAAGTTGGTATAACATAACCTAAACTACGACATTCTTTTGAGACTAAACTATACGTCTTTGCAGTTTGTCCACGTGTGAAAATCCACATTAAAGGCACGGAACATACATTTGCCATACCAGTTTTATTGACTAATACAGTTAACTTCTCAGCTAGCTCAACTGTAAGTACAACATCCTTCAAACAATATTTTGCGATAATACACCGGTCTTCCGCGCTTCCTTTTTGTAATCGGAAAATATCAGCCGGAGATACGTCATCTTTTGCCATAGTCCAACTATACTTGTTTGATATATTCAACTCAACTTTTCCTCTAATACGAAAAGCCTTTGTTTTAATCTCTTCACTACTATTATTATCACTTGTATCTTTATCTTTAGTGTACGTGAAATCCTTGATAATGTCTATAATTTTAAGTTTTTCACCTTCATTATAATAATCGTCAGTATGACATTTTGTATAACTAAATTTAACATATGACTCTTTATGTAATCCATTTACAGAGTTTGTACAAATAACTGTAGTATCGCTTTCTTCATCATAGACGCAATCATGAACGCCACCACGCATAAATACAGATGATACAAAATCAAGTGTATAACGATCTAAATTAATAGTAACGTCATCACGAATTACACGCATAAGATCTATATGAGAACGACCAACATTATCTATCTCTTCCCAAATATTATCACCTAACGCACTTGATGATAACTTCTTTTCTCTCATATAAGATAATTTCTCTTTAAATTTGCTTAATTTACGATATTGATCTAAAACACCAGTTTCCTCAGCTCGTTTCCATATATATGGGTAATCGAACTCATAATTGTTATATCCAAGCATCACATCTACATCTTCATCTTCTAGTAATTGTTTCCATTTCATAATTAGGTCACCTTCATCTTTACATACAACTACTTCTGCATTAGGAATATCTTTACATGTACCTAGAGTTAATATATGATTTTTATATATTTTACTTTCACCTTGGCGTTTTAAACAAGTACCAATTTGAATAATGGAATCACCCTTTATAGGTGGTAAATATTTATCTAATATTGCACGAGCTTTATTCATATTTTTTTGTTTCTCAGCACTTAGAGTTGTACCTGTAAGAGCAGATGCACTATAATCTATACTGATATACTGATTGATTTTAGATGCACATTCTGCAATAATTTTCCCATTAATTCTTAAAAATGCATTAATTTTAACGGTCTCTATATTTTTCTCAATAAATTCTTTCATTTTTCTACTTAAGAACTTCTGGTTCATAATTTTATATAATTCATCGATTGCTTTAACATACCCTTTACCTTTTGTTGTACTATTAATATAGTCAAAATATGCCTCTACAGTTGGTACATGATTTGTTAAATCCTTTTCCCATAAATCCCATTTACTCATATTTATTTTCGTTTTCTTTTTCCAATAAACACGTGATATAGTATGTTCCTCACTTCCTTTCATAAATGAAGCTCTCAATAAATCTTTAATAAAGTGTACATCCATATTTGGAATTTTTATATTCATTACATTTTGCTGTCGTGTTGAAAGAACATATTCTTCGCCAATACTTTCACCGTCTGCAACTTTAATACGAATATCTTCTTGAACACTTTTTAAAGTATAAAGTCTTTGGAATTCAGTTAATATTTCATTCACAGTCATTGTATATTTTTTCTTAGCTAAAGGGAATTCTCCATGACTACTATCACACTCAATATCATAAAATGCCATTACCATATTTGCTAAACCATTTTTTTCAAGAGGATATATATTTCTCCACGATGCTTCAATATCTATGTCACATTTCGTTAAATCAGTTAACGGTTTTGTATATGATTTTACACACGCCCACCCACAACCTTTAACATTTGCATGATCTGTAAAACGACAAATTGGATTAATATCAGCTTCATATAATGGAAATATATGATCTTCGACTCCACATTCTGGAATTGTTACAGATGTGGGAACTGCCTCATAATTATCCCATGTTTGATTTTTATTGTGTTGAAATACATTTTTAACACGATTAAATCCCTTTTTACTATTACAGACAATACGAACAAACGGGTATTTTTTACCTTCTGTAAATTCTTTTAAAACATTACGTTTAACATAAGTAAACCGATCAACACCTACTAAATAAAGCATTTCATCTACTAATCCATATTTTTTTAGACATTTATAGAATGCTTTCCATCGTAAAGGACATTTTCGATCATTTGGATCTCCAACAGTAGGAACATTTTTATAATCAACGTCTGTAAATGCAGCCTTGTCTGTCTGATTTGCTGGATCATATTTAGGAATCTTTTTAGGTGTAAAACGATTATTTAACCATAATTCTTTTAAAATCCATTCTTTAAATCTCTCATATTCCGGCGTTTTTGATTTCCATTTAGTTGGCAATTTTATATACATATATGGCTTAAATTCATTGATATGTGTACAAACCGATTTATAATCTTCGGTTCGTCCAAATATATGTAACCTGTAATTGTTAATTTGAGGATATAATATATTTTTGCACCAATTCCACCAGCTAAGGATTTTTTTATCAATATATGAAACATCATGTGATAAAATAGTTGGCTCAAGGTCATTTGATAATCCTAAATGTTCATTTGTACGGTCTTGATCAAAATAATCAATAATTTGAAATCGCACATTTTTAAGATTAGTAGATGTTTTTTTATTAGTTTTAGATGTATGTTTAATGAATTGCATTTTCGGAATTACAATCACGTGTGATATGAGTTTAGTCTATAATAAGATACTAATACATCTTAAATTTAAATCTTTTATCGAATTCGAACAAATTTATTTTTACATAATTCGTTTAAAATACTATAAAAAAATATAAAATAATTATACAAATCAACCGATATTTGTTTATATATTTAAAACAATATAACAAATTTTATAATATAAATTATTAATTAATAATCTATATATCACAGAATTCCGATGAATAGTAATTTTCGTAAATTTGGTGAATCGCAACTACCACATAATTTAAACCAACCAAGAACAAGACGCGGGATACCTAATAATCCAAGTGGTGCGTTCTGTAATATAGATACACCAAAACCTCAGTTTCAAAATACGCAACAATCAAGATATCAAAACACGCAACAATCAAGATATCAAAACACGCAACAATCAAGATATCAAAATACGCAACAATCAAGATATCAAAACACGCAACAATCAAGATATCAAAACAATGTTATTCATCCAAATAATATGAATCCCTACAATAACCCAGTTCAAAATGAAATCTATAATACAATGATGAAACAACAAGCTAGACAACAGAATGAAGAATTAAGAATACAACATCAATTGCAAGAAAAACAGAGACAAATGTATGAGCAACAAAAATATTTACAAGAACAGCAATCTTCACAAAGAAGTGTGAGATATCGTGAACGTGGTGTGCAAAATTTAAACAGACATACTAATCAAAAAGAGACTCCAGTTGAAAAGATTCGATTCCGTCGTGAATTAGATTCATTTGTAGAAGAAGGTAATGATCCATATGAAATCCTGAGATTACCTGAAGAATTTACCTTTGAAGATGTCAAGAAAACATATCGTCGTATGGCCCTTAAGGCACATCCAGATAAAGGTGGTGATGAGCAACAATTCGCACGTATAACCAAAGCATTTCTTTTTATTAAAGAAGAATTTAAGAAACAAACAATGACAAAGGATTCTCATCAATTAAAACAAGATTATAAGTTAGACATGGAACAAATGCCACAAGTACGAAGTCAAGATCTATCTGGTGGACGCTTTGATATTAAAAAGTTCAATGAAATCTTTGGAGATTATCGTGTGGAAACTGTAAATGATGATGGGTATGGAAGTTGGATGGTGGATAGAACAGATGTAAGAGAAGATATTGATATTGAAAATAAATTTGGAGAACGTTTTACAAATGATTCATTTAACAATGCATTTGAAGAACAGGAAGTTGATACTAAACACATGCAGTTGATGAAGATCGTTGAACCTGAACCTATGGCTATATCTAACAAATTAAGTTTTACAGAATTAGGTGGTGACCGTCCAGATAGTTTTTCGCGTTCAGCTAATATTAATTCAATGAATGGATTAAATTATTTTGATTATAAATCAGCACATACACAAACAAAATTAGTAGATCCAAATAATGTGGAAAAACGTAAATCATATAAGAGTGTAGATGCATATGAAAGGGACCGTGCAAATCAAAATTTTGAAATGACAGAAGAAGATAAGCGTTATTTAAAAGAAAAAGACAAACGTGAAATTTTACGTGAAAATAGCCGTGTAGAACGTTTGAATAGATATGACACGAAAGTTACTAGACGTTTTAATGATGTAAATCGGTTATTTTTAACAGGCGCGTTTAATAGATGAAAACATCGTATAACATAATCAAATTTATTTTATAATTATATTACATTACGTTATTAAGTACATCCGCGTTAATTAAAACTTATGACAACTACTCACAATATGTCAGCTGAAGCGCCTGTAAATAATGTCCAAAAAGAACAAACAGAAACTGAACAAACAGAAAACGCTGAAGTTACAGTAAATAATGAGTTTATTTCAGAATTAAGTCAAGGCATAAATGCCACTGCCACATCTATCATTATTGCTATCGTATTAGTACTTTTAGTTGGTCTTGCTATTTCAATTACTGTAACTATATTTGGTCATAAAGCACGCGTTAAATGTGTAGGAAACTCTAAATTTGGATTCTACTCTCCACTTATTATCACATTCTTAATTATAATGTGGCTTGGTAATATGATTCCACCATTTGGATTCTTTGCCACATTTGTAGGTTTAGTTGGTGCAGTTATTATGATTGTTCTATCTAATAAAAACTGTAAAGTCAAAAAATAAATAAAGCCGTGTTTGTAAAAAAGTTAATCCAACATAAACAAGCGCAATTAAAGTGTATTTGAACTGAGTTGTGGTACGTTATCATTTTTTTATTATACTAAAATATATTTTGATTACTAAATCATTATTTTTTTAAATTGTAACAAAATTACGATGGGATAGATGTGCGGTCAAATTCTAACTGTGGAATTACACTTGATGCAAACTTTAGGAAATAAACCAAATAATTCTCTATGCGAATCTCTGAAGTATCTTTATTTTCCATATCGTACGCAAACATACGCTGCATTGCATAAGCATGTTTACACGGGTGTACACTTGTACAATGCATATTTAATATTGGATTTAATTCCATAGTTAATGATATATTTAAATATTCTGGCATAAAGTCCTTATAAGTTTCTTTCTGTGATAATTTACATCCATCAATACTTGACCCAACAAACCATATACGTGGTGTACGATAATATTGATCATATGTGATATATACATTATAATAATTTGGTATGTTTTTTAATTCTCCAGGTAGAATTTTAACAGTTGCTGCATCTTCTTGCATGAGAGTTTTATCTTCTAGTTCTGCCAGCAAATCATCATCACTACTTTCATCATCCATATCTATTGATGGTAATGGTTTAGTGTTATTTTCAGTATTATCATTATTATCATTATTATCATTAATATCTATAGTTGGTTCTTTATCATTTTCATTATATTCATAAATACTCATATCAAATTCATTAACACTACCTGTATTATTTTCAACTTTATTTAACCTGATCTTTTGACATACAACATTTTGTTTCATTAAACATACACCAACCTTATACCATATCCATTCTGAATCCATTTGAACAAGATTATCACCAGCAACTTTAAATTCATCTTTTGTAAGCATACCAGTTTTTATAAAATTACTATTTGTTAGATCTGGCATAACTGCCTCAGCTGCAGCTTTGTAATTATCATATAAAGCCTTTCTAATTGTATTCATATTCATATTTTTTAAAAAAAATTAAATAAATAAATAAAAATTTAATAACGTATTGACTATATTATAGTGTGGGTGTTTACTTTAAATAAATTTTTATATTTATTTGTTCAATGTAGTCCTACGAAATCTTTGATATTTTCAACATATTCCATGAACACTTTATTATCTGTTTCAAAATCACGATGACCATCTAATATCATTATATTTGATTTATCCAATTGTGTTAACAACCATTCTTCATGTTTACTATGTAGTGCTTTCAGATATTCTAATGGTATTTTATCTTCTTCTTTACGTGCGCGTTTGTCTATACGACGGTGACATTCCTCTGCTGAAGTGCGAATATAGATAAATTTGTTACATTTAATCGAGAAGGATTTTGTTAGCCAATGAAACCATTTTTTATAAATTATATATTCAATCTCAGTCATTAAACCACTTTCATAACAATTTTGAGCAAAACAATAATAGTCTGAAAATACTGATCTCTCCATTATTACGGTGTGTACATGTGGCAATTCCATAGCAGTCATTAATTTTTCACAACGAGATATAAAGGAATTCATCTGAAATGCAAATGAATATTTCTTTTGATCACTGTAATAATGTTGAAGTATATTGGTTTCATTTGAATCTTTCATCATAATCCAATCATTTACTGGCTCTTCCAATACCTCTACACCACTCAATCCCATTTCTATCATTTTACGTACAAATGTTGATTTACCTCCACCTATATTTGCTTCAATAAATACTATATTTGGTGATTTATTTTTATTTAATTCTGGTTGTATTTGTGTTAATGTTTGCACTAGACGTACATTCTCATTTCGTAATTTGGAATACATAGTATACATCTTATCTATCATTTCAATTGACTTTTGACTATATTGTTCAAAGACATCTATCATACGAGTTGTTTTATGGAACTCATTTTCTTTTGCAATGAGATAAGCACTCGTATATTTAATATGATCTCCTTTTTTTGGACATTTATTAACGTGTTTTCCAAATTCATCACGAAATGTCGTTGTTGTCATACCTTCTAGATTGAGATATGTGTTACACACATGTTGTATTTGTACTTGACCATTACGAATATTGTAAAATTTTAACGTATCTTGTATTGGTTTAAATTTTAAACTTATATGATTCCCTTTTTTTCTTATACTATTCTCTTCTTTTCCAATAATATTTGTAATTACACCCTCAACAACTAAATTTACATCAACAAGATTTGCCATTTAGAAAGTCACTTTACAATTTAGTAATTTAATATATAATCACAGTTCGTTATTTTTATTTTTAATTTTATAATTATTGATAGTGTTCAATATATATACAGACTTATATCTATTTAAATTAAAATAAAAATAAAATCAAATGTGACATTTGTTAAATTTAAAATTAATATTCCATATAACTTGGTAGATCAATTACAGAATAACTATCAATTAAATCTATACTTTCTTCATATTCTTCCTTATTTTTAATATTCTCTTGACTTTTGTCACTAATTTCTTTTTCAGGCGTTTTTGACCATTCTCTGTAAACTTGGCGTTGTGTTTCAGCACATGTCATGTGAATTGCGGGATTATATGTTTTATTATTTTTTAACTCATATGATGTATTTTGTAATGTAGTTTCACATTTTTTAACATCTTCTAACTTTTGATGTTCTACAACTTTATTGTTAAATGTCTTTATATTGCCTAAAAAGGGCATATATCCTATACCACGAATTTTGAATCCGCGTTTTGTATATTTTGCAAAACGTTTTGCCAAATTAACTGGATACTTACCTTTAATTTCAATATCTCCTACTTGATTAAATAGATCAATCAAACTACATCCTACAATAAATTTACCATTATGATATACAACCTTACAGAATGAAAAGTCAAAATGCGTCATTATACTATCAATTACATCTTCGTTTGTTTTACAATCCATTATAATAAACTGATAATCATTATCTTTACATTTATATGTATGAATTCCACAGATATCCTTATATCCCTTATAGGTTGAATAATTCTTTGTTTGAGACATTATATCTTTATATTTATGCTCGTCGTAAATACGACGTACCACACAGTTGTCTTTATATCCATTATTATATATATTTTTTTCTAATTGAGAATAAAAATGGAATTTTCTATTTGAAATTAATTGATCCATAATTCGATCTTCTCTAAAACCTGAAGTAAATATATCAATATCTGAACCTGACCATTTCTTACCTAAAAGAATTTGTAATGGCATTGATCCTGCAAATACAGTGTTTGATGATATATTAAGATTTACATAGCTTTGAAACTTGTGATCTAAATAACGACTTTTGATAATATAGTGACCTTTATTATTCATGGTAATTTCTGCTTCTTTAACAATGTAAGGTGCATCTGATTCCTGAATTTCACGTTGGATTTGTGCCTTCTTCCATTCTTTGAATCTATCATTATTTAGGTAGGTATCTTTTGGTAGCTTTCTGTACAATCCATTAATACAAAAATTGGATTCTTTATAATTTGGGAATTCATCGCGAATACTATTAAAGTTACTCCATACACGAATATTATCTCCTTCTTTTGTGACTTCTACTTTATGTGTCTTTTTCCATTCTGATTTATGATGTTCATTATCACATATATATAATTCCCAACTATCATTATTATTGGCGTTAAATATTAAAAAACCCATTTTACTTTCATATGATATAGTAGTTTTAGAAATCAACCATTCAATATTATTTTTTTTTTCATTGTAAATATTTTTTAAGATTTTGTCTTGTTCTAAACAATAATACACATTATTCAAAATAGGCATTTGAAGATTTGTTGTTTTCATGATTATTTCGCGATTTAAAATAAATATGAATTGTTATATTCTAAACTAATGTAAATGTAAATGTAAATGTAAATGTAAATGTAAATGTAAATGTAAATGTAAATGTAAATGTAAATGTAAATGTAAATGTAAATGTAAATGTAAATGTAAAGTAATTATAAATTTCGTATTATCTTTAAGCGGTTTTATAGGTACGATAATGCGAGTTCAATTTCTATAAAAAATATATTGTAAACATATACTATTATATAGAATTTTTGTTTAATTTACGTGTTAATTTATTTTATATGAATGCTGATTTACGTCTTAAACGTTTTGACATGCGTTTGCTTAAATCTGGTAGTGTTGTAGTCCTGCTTGGTAAAAGAGAAACAGGGAAGTCATTTTTAGTTCGTGACATTTTATACCACAATAAAGATATCCCAGTTGGTACTGTTATCTCTGGTACTGAAGGTGCTAATTCCTTTTATTCTCATATGATACCACCTGTTTATATTTATGATGAATACAAACCAGAAATTATCGTAAATGTACTCAAACGTCAACAAATGGTTCAAAAAGAAATGAAACATGAAATTGCAAAATATGGTAGCACTAATATTGATCCTCGTGCAGTCCTAATTCTCGATGATTGTTTATATGATGCTTCATGGACAAAAGACAAAAATGTCCGTTCCCTATTTATGAATGGTCGACACTACTATGAAACATTTATTATTACTATGCAATATTGTATGGGTATTCCTCCTGTACTACGTACAAATGTAGATATTGTATTTATTTTAAGAGAGACCATTGTAAGTAATCGTAAGCGTTTATACGAACAGTATGCGGGTATGTTTCCAACTTTTGAAATTTTCTGCCAAGTTATGGATCAATGTACTCAAGATTACGAATGTTTAGTTATACATAATAATGCCAAAAGCAATAAATTAGAAGACCAAGTATTCTGGTATAAAGCAAGTGATCATGAAGATTTTCGTGTAGGTAGCAGCGAAATGTGGGAATATAGCACACGTCATTGTGATGATGGTAGTGATGAATATCAAGAATTTGATACACGTGATCCATCTGCTAAAAAACGTGGATCTCGTGTAACTGTTCAAAAATGGTAAATAGAATTGTTATTATTATTATCTTTGTTTTATAGTTAAGACAACCTATAAAGTCCGCGAAATCAATAGCTCATAAAATAAATACATTCATATTATATAAACTAATAATATATATACTTGCTATAAAGTTACAATTATAATAACCTTATATAAATGGACAATATACATGACCCTATAACGGGTAAACAATATTATATTTTTTCCATTGAAGGAAAAAGAATATTGAAACAATATATTAAACAATTCCAAAGTGGTGGTATGGTTATCAAATTAAATAAAAATATGTTTTCTAAAAATGCACATGATTTTGGACATGATACATGTGTAATTAATACATTGAACTGGATAGGTATGCCAAAACATTTGGTTTTAGAACTAGTAAACGAATATAAAGATATACGTAAAATCTATCCTGATACATCTGGTATATGTCCTGATGTGTATTTACGTATATTAAATAAATGGGTTGACGAACTTGTCAAACCAGAAAATCCAGAACATAAACGACTTGTCCCAGGTAGAATCGAACCATTTGAATTTCGATTTGTTGACATTGAAGAGTCTATGACAACATATGAATATATTCCAGCATTAGTTAATAGAGTATTTTCATATATTAAGCCTATGACATCACGTGTATTACAAATAGTTTGGAAAGATGGTACATGTCATTTAACATGTGCAGGACGTGATGGTAATAATATACCATTTTTGGTTGAATTACAAAATGATTATCCAGAAGCCCACAATGAGGATTGTAAACATATACCATATGATTGGATAGATGTTTTAGAATATTTTAGCACTGCAAAAGAAGTATCTATATTAATGGGCGGTCCAACTCTTAGACCTGTTGGAGACATTCATAAATTTATGAGTATTGATGATATTCCTGATGGAAAAGTAAGTAATGTAGTTTATACAGAAGGTGAAGGTGGAGGTGGTGGTGGTGGAGGTGGTGGAGGTGGTGGTGGTGGAGGTGGTGGTGAAACTAATATTCGTTCAGCGAGTGAAGGTCCAGTTCTAACCAAAACATTGTCAAATAAAATGCGTTTAGCTAATCGTGGTGATATTATTATGCGCTACATTATGACAGAACCACGTAAAAATATGAAATATGGAAAAGACACTTATGATAATGATGTATTAGAAAGATATCGAAAACTAAAAGTTTTATATCCTGATATATATCAAATCGCTATAAAAACGGAACCTTATATTGGAACCTATGGTTTTTTTGATTTAATCAAACATGGATTTACAACTAAAGATGATTTATTTATATCTGAACGTATACAAGATCTACTTAATTTAGATTATGATAGATTTTCAATATTGATGCTTCAATATTATGCAGATCCAAATAGAATAAAAGAATATTATTCAGAAATGTACGAATTAACAAAAGATCATGAGACACTTATTAATGGTATCCCAGGCGATAAATATTTAATGCTTGCTTTAGAAATGGGTTATACGAAACCAGAAGAATTACTTTATGCTATAAAAAATAATACATTAAAACTATCAGAACAGTTGACTAAATTTGATATAATAAAATATGCTAAAATGTTTCCAGAAATAGATGAAATGATTACACAAAATCAAGACTTATATGATTTTACTGAATCACGTGGTTTTAATTATTTTATGATACTCATAAAATTAAGTATCAATACACCTGAAGAACTATTAGAAGGTTTGAAAGATGGAAGCTTAAATATAGTTTTATCAGATAAGGAAACGCAAATATATAAAAATATGTTTAAGGATAAGATTATAAACAGACTTAGTAGTTTAGATTATATCCCAGAAGTAAGTGGTAAAAAGGATACACGTTTAATGATATATACTAGTAATTTGTGGCAGAAATATGATGAAGGCATATATAGAAATGAAGAAAATGCTGAAGACTATTATGACATGTTCGATTCAGCATTTGGTGAAGATGCTATTTATGAGAAAAATCTTGTTGAAAAATTAGTTAAAGAAACTGAAGATGTTATTGGACGCAAATTGATATTTCTAAATTAATTATTATTCTACCATTATTTCGAACCGTTTTTCTATAAAAAGCTATTTATATAGTGATAGATACAATTATATTAAATTACACTATAAAACTTTAAATAATCATATATAATTATTTCGAACTTTGACATTTCGAACTTTGGCAGTTCGAAATCGAAAATATATTTGAAATTCTGACATATGAATCTTATTTCAAAATTGCCAATGTTCGAAATCAATTTCGAAATACGAAACATTATTACGAGAACTTTCCTGGAAAAATGATATGTTTCTTATATTAGTCTATAATTTGTGTTCGAAATAATTTTAAAACAATGTATTTCGAATTAACAATTTAATTAAATATATATATATATTCACTAATTCATTTATTATTCGCCAATTTATTTCTAGATACTTGTCATTTCTTTCTATGTCTTTTGTTTCAAAAGAAACTGAACTATCTGAATTTATAGATAGTAAACGTATTTCACCAAAAAAAATGGTTGTAAAAGAAGTTTTGGTTAATTATGCAAAAATACTAAAAGATATTATATTAATTACCTATCGAAAATTTGAAAACCCAATATGGTCAAATGAAGCAGTCACAATTGTATCACATATATTTTGGCAATCAATATACTATACATTCAATATACGTTTAGCTATGTTTTTATCAGATCGTGCTATTATTTTATTTAATGAATATATTGAAATAATTAAATCAACTTACACAAATGAATCGGAATTTAATATTAACAAAACAGATATCAAACTTTATATCTATAAACGTACAATTGGACCCATCCACATCATAGATATAGACAACACAAATTTATCTATACTTAACCATCTAAAACGTATTGAACATGTATCCAATGAATTCCGACAAATTGTACAAAAAATATTTTTAAATTTGATTCAATACTATGAATATACAAATAAACAAAATACGCCTATATCCATAAGAGAAGAACAAATTATACAATATATAGATTATGCGATTAAGATTTATATACATATTCTGTATAAGCTATCACTTTACAATAAATATACTGTTATAGATTATGATTGGAAATTTATGAGTGCAATATTGAATAGGTTCATTGAAATACCTAACAATTTATTATCCTATTTAAATTTAATTCTCAATATCATCAAGATAGAATATGACCTTATATATTATACAATAACAAAATATAAAGAACTTCATCTTGAAATAACATCTAAATTAACTAATTTTTTAAATTTTATACGTGAGGAATTAACTATTGAAGATATTATATTTAATGATAAAAATCACGCAATATTCAATGAAATGTCTAAATTTTTAACAGATGAACAAACAACAAATCCGCATAAGTTATTGTTTTACAAAGCACAAAAGAAAAATATTGTCAAATTTCATTCAACTCATATATAAATAGAAATTATAACTTAATATCTGAAAAACGTTTAAATTAAAAGTCACATAATAAATTATACAACAACGCCATACGTACCCATAAACCATACTTCATCTGTCTAAAGTATGCTGCTCTTGGATCTGAATCTACATCCCGGCTTATTTCTTGGTTTCTAGGCAATGGATGCATCACTACCAAATCGGTTTTAGCTTGTGCCAACAATTCGGTATTCAACACAAATACATCCCCATTACTTCCTCTTTCTTGTTGTAAACGTGTCATATAAATTACATCACTTTGAGAAATAACATCTCTTATATTATTATGACGTTCAACTATAACTCCACTTCTTTGAATATCATCTAGTATATCTTGATGCAAATATAGATAATCATTGTATGGAACTAAATTGACTTTTACCCGGTAATTTTTTAATATATTGAGTAATGATTTTACTGTGCGACTATTTTTCAAGTCACCAACTATACTAATCTCAGAACCATTTACAGTACCACGTTCTTCTCGTATTGTTAACACATCAAGTAGGGCTTGTGTTGGATGAGACGTATTCCCACATCCCGCATTTATAATAGGTATAGTATTCAATTTCTTACGCTGTATTGTTTCGAAAAAGGAACTGTCTGATACACGAACAACAAGAGCGTCCACATATGTCTGGAATGTAATAAATGTATCTTCCATACTCTCACCTTTTACCATACTGGAAGTTTGTAATCTTAGATCAATACATTTGCCACCTAATTTGCTAATTGCACTAGCAAAAGATAAATAAGTACGACTACTTGGTTCGTCAAATAACAATCCTACACATTTTCCTAATAAAGGTTGAGATTGATAAAGTTCACGATTATCTTTCATTTTGAGAGCTAGTGCATATAAATATCTCAAATCTTGACAATTTAATTCACATACATCAAATAACAATCTTGGTAATTTTAATTTACTATTAATTACATCTATATCATTGCTATTTAACCCTTTATCTGGCAAATCAATCGTTTCTAAATCTGAATTCTCATCATTAGTATTATTTAACTTATTATTTAGTGTATCACCAAGTAAATTATTATAGTATTCTTCCACTGATTTACCCTTATAACGATTTAGACTAACAACACTATCTACTCCTTTTACTGATTTATATCCTTCAAGATAGTTACATATTGCATTTATGTATAATTTAGCACATTTAATGTTTGTTATTAGAGGTGTATTTGAATTGATTGCTGTACGCCGCAACATCCAACCATTTGTTTTGCGGTAACTGAAACTTGTTTTGTTTGAAATATTTATGAATAAACCTACATTACCTTTCTTCATCATATTAATGACTTTCTCATAGCTTAAAATATATGTATCGTTCTTCCCATAATAAGCGCCTGTACTTGGTGTAAAATACACATTACGAATATTTTCAAGGTACTTAAGATATTTACTGAATTCATCTCTAAATTCATCTGAACCAATAGATATAATTATAGAACCAGACTTATTTACTAAAAAATTGGATGCTCGCAAAGCTTTTAGATAAGCTTCATATTTATTTTCTCCAAAACACGCCACTTCTCCTGTAGATCGCATTTCGACGCCTAATTTTGTATCCGCATCATCTAAACGACTAAATGAAAACTGTGGAACTTTAACACCAACCCATTTTGGTTCCCAATAACGACCAAAGCATTTCGAAATTTGTAAACCTTCTCCATTTTCATATATTTCCTCATATTCTCTTTCAGATGTACTGGTTATTTTCTCATTTTGTAATTGCATTATATAACATGTTGCTACACGAATAAAGTTTACATCAAATACCTTAGATGCAAATGGCATTGAACGACTTGCTCTCAAATTACATTCAATTACATATACATTATCATACTTTGCCATGAACTGAATATTAAATGGGCCTGTAATTTCAAGTTCTTTACCAATTCTTGCAACTGTATTCTTAATTATTCGCATAGTTTGCGGAGTTAAATCTTGAGCTGGCAATACAAGAGTTGCATCGCCACTGTGAATACCTGCATTTTCAACATGCTCTGCAATAGCCATTAATTTTACCACTCCTTTATATGCGACTGCATCCACTTCTATCTCTTTTGCTCCCATAATAAATTTACTAATTACTACAGGATGTTCTTTATTAATTGCACTTGCCTGATCTAAATAATTTCCTAGATCCTCTTCTGAATATGCAACATTCATAGCTGCTCCACTTAATACATAAGATGGACGAACTAAACAAGGGTAACCAACTTTATCACAAAATTCAAACGCACTCTTACGATCTTGTAGTTCCTTCCATTGTGGTTGTTGAATTTTTAAATTATCAAGCATACGAGAGAATTTGAATCTGTTTTCAGCTTCATCAATTTTGAATGCATTCGTTCCTAAAATATTGACATCTGATTTATCAAGTTGTACTGCTATATTATTTGCTACTTGACCGCCCATTGATAAAATTATACCAGATGAATTCTCTAAATTATAGATATCAAATACACTTTCAAAGGTCAATTCATCAAAATATAGACGATCAGCTTCATCATAGTCTGTACTTACTGTCTCTGGATTATAGTTAATCATTACCGTCTTATAGCCACTACTACGAAGTTGACGAATACAATTTACCGCACACCAATCAAATTCTACACTTGAGCCGATTCTATATACACCTGAACCTAATACAATTACACCATGTTCATCAAAATCTATATCCGAATGTGTACCATTATAGGTGAGGTATAAATAGTTTGTATAGCATGGAAATTCACCTGCTACTGTATCAATTTGTTTTACTATAGGGAATATATTATGTTTTTTACGTAATTCTCTCACACTTGCTTCTGTTGTTTCTACTAAATGTGAAATGTATTTGTCTGAAAAACCTAGTTGTTTTGCTCGTAATATAGATTCTGGTGATAAATCATGTTTGTCGCTTAATGTTTTTGTAGCAAATCTCTTAATATTAAGCATCTTATTTAAAAACCATTTATCTATTTTACTATGTTTATGTACTTCATCCACTGTCATGTAATCATCTAAAACATATGCAATTGTTTGAATCCTATCTGGTGTTGGATTTTTTAGTTCTTCAATATATGTAGATTCTGACACATTATCATTAAATTCGTCTATCAAATGCCAATCAAAACCGTATAATTGTTCATTTGCCATTCTCAATGCTTTTTGAAAGGCTTCTTCAAAACTACGTGATATAGCCATTACCTCACCTACACTCTTCATTGATGAACCTATTTTACGATCTACAAGTGGGAACTTATTCAGATCCCAACGTGGAATTTTTACAACACAGTAATCTAGACTTGGTTCAAAGAAACTGCTGGTAGTTGTCACCTTGTTCTCTAATTCCAACAACGAGTATCCAAGAGCAAGTTTACCAGCTAAATGAGCTAAAGGGTAACCAGTAGCTTTTGATGCTAATGCACTTGAACGTGATAGACGTGCATTTACTTCAATAATATAGTATTTATTTGAAGTTGGATCCAGAGCATACTGAATATTGCACTCACCTATAATTCCCAATTTACGAATTACACGAAAGGCTGTATCGCGGAGACTAAAGTACTCATTATCAGTTAATGTTTGTGATGGTGCAACTACGATACTTTCTCCCGTATGAACACCAAGAGGATCAAGATTTTCCATATTACAAACTGCTATACAATTATCGTAGCAATCTCTTACAATCTCATATTCAACTTCTTTCCATCCTTTTAGACTTTTATCAATAATAATTTGAGTAGAATGGCTTAATGCTTTCTCAACAAGTTTTGTCAGTCCTTCATCGCATGATGCAAACCCACTTCCTAACCCACCAAGTGCAAAAGCAGCACGAACTAGAACTGGATAACCTAAATTGTTTGCAATAGTTTTAGCATCATCTAAATTATATGCAATATCACTAGGTGCACATTCTTCACTGATTTCTGCCAACATGTTACGAAACGCATCACGGTCTTCTGTCATTTGGATTGCTTCAACTGGTGTACCAAGTATATGCACTCCAGTACTGCCACCTATATGTCCTGATTCGTAGAGTTGAATTCCACAATTTAGAGCAGTTTGTCCACCAAATGATAGAGCGATACCATCTGGACGTTCAATATTAATAATTTGTGTGATATATTCTGGCGTAACAGGGTCATAGTAAACCTTATCTGCTAGACCTTTGGAAGTTTGAATGGTTGCAATATTTGGATTTACCAAAATAACTTTAATTCCTTCTTCTTTGAATGATTTAATTGCTTGAGTACCTGAATAATCAAATTCACCTGCTTGTCCAATACTTAACCCACCTGATCCTAAGAGGAGGATCTTTTTACAGATATTTGGAGTAATTGTATATGGGAGATGTAAATTTGCGTTCTTTTTTAGATAATCAACATATAAGTCTCGGAATCCAGGCAATTTATGTTCTGTATCTGTAAATTTTCTAAGGAACAAATCAAACATAAAAATTGTATCATTTGGTCCTGCACGTGCCTCTGGATGGAATTGTGTCGTCATTATATTATTATATAATAAACCTTCATTACTACTATCATTGATATTGGTAAATACTGATTTGTTTTTTAAGGATTCAGATTGTCTATTTACGATTACCGAATAACCATGATTTTGTGTTGTAATAAAACCGTTATTGATTCTACCAAATTCATTTTCCAAAACTACAGGAATGTTATGTCCACGATTGCCATATTTCATCTTTTCTATTTCATATCCTAATGCTTGAGCTACAATTTGATGTCCCAAACATATTCCAAATATTGTATTATTTGTTTTTGCAGCATATGAATTTAACAACTTATCTTCAAGTTCATTATGTATAACTTCTAAACAATCATCACGTGGATCACCTGGACCATTACTGACAAATACGCCTATATTACTTTTATCTGTAAATACATGATCATATGGTACAATATGTACAACAATATGTATAGTTGAATCTGGTGTATTATTATATTCTTGAACTTTTTCTAACAAAATTCTTATTTGACTATTTTTAATACCACAGTCAACAATATATATTAGATTATTCCCAGCAGCGTCAGTTTTATCGTTAAAATAAACTTTTTCATCTTGTCTTGAAACTTTTGCAACTAACCCTTGAGGAACCTTGTCAAAATATTGTTTATCTAACATTTGTTCTTCTACACACAATAAATCACGATCAAATGGAACAATTTTGGCATTCATTGTACCATGTTCACGTATAATTTTGGTTAATTCACGTGTATCAATTCCACTAACACCAACTACTTTGTTTTCATTTAGCCATTCACTTAACCCTTTTTCAGCTTGCCAATGACTATATGAATTATCATCAATACATTCTTGAACAATTAGTGCTTTTGGATGAACGCGATCACTTTCAAATACTTTACTAAATCCAAATTCATCTAATTCGTCTTTTGGAACTCCATAATTACCTATAATTGGATATGTATACACGAGAAATTGATCACAATAAGATGGATCAGTAAGAGATTCAACATAACCAACCATACCAGTTTGGAAAACAATCTCTTGGTAATTTTCACCATTTATATTGAAAGTTTTTAGATCCGTATAGCCAAATAGATTACCTGTAAAGACCTGTCCTGTTTTTAATACAAGTTGACATTTCATGTTGTATTATTATAGGGTTATTTAGGTTTTATTAATTTTAAGAAAATAAAATAAATAGTTTTGTAAAACAATATGTCAATAATAAAAATATTATTTTATCTTTTAAGATGATTTTCTATTATAACTATTAATTGTTTAATTTAGTAAATACAGTATAGAACATACAAAAGGATCGCAATTAATATAAGATTGAACTGGACTGATACATATTGTGTAAGACGCCATGTTTTTACTGCAAATGTATCTTCATCATGATAACCTCTCTTGTGATAATATCCACGTACACCTTCACCTGTAATTACAGCTGTGCCACACAAACCATGCTGCCACGCTAAACTTTCTGCCATTTTAACCAATTTCTTACCTGTGCCACGATGTTGAGTACCAATATTTCCTCCACTTGATTTCTCACCTACCACTGTCAACTGGTTATACACATGAAGTTCACGAATCAATCCCTTATTTTTCAAACAATCAAACACAGGATTATGATTAGCTGGTGGAATACGCAATCGCAGAAATCCGAAAATTGCCTTATTATCTTGGCTTTCCAGAGATAAGAAGTACTCAATTCCACCATCACGCGTCGTATATTTACGTGTAACATATTTTGCATCTTCATAGGCATATTCTAGATGTCTCCCAATCTCGCGACTACGAATTTCCATAGTTGTTTTGCCTTCCTTTTCCAAATTATCTGTAATCATCTGTCGCAAATTTGGATACATGTTTCCTCCACTGATATACTCTAAAGGAATGTCACGAATAATACGTGGCATACGAATCCACGGCGGACAAATTTCTAGTGCATATTTTACAACATCTACTAGAGCCTGTGGGTTTGTGTCTGCATAAGGTGTAAATCGTCCTGCTTTGTGCCACTTTTCAATTACAGTCCAAGGTACGACTTCGCAGGGATAGATCTTGATTTGATCTGGCATTATAGCATCAGAAGCTAGTACTACTTCAAACATTTCTCTGTCAATATCGGGACTACTTAGAGGCAAATCAGGCATTAGATGAATATCTACCTTGAAACAGTTGTTACGCAAAAGTTCTACAGCATCACATGAATCTTCAAATGTATGACCGCGATTGATTTTCTTAAGAATTCGGTTGTTATTATGCTGTACTCCAAGCTGAATTCGTGTTGTTCCACTTCTCCGGAAAAATCGTATCCATTCTGGTGTGATTGCATCTGGTCGGGTCTCGATACACACTCCAATAATACGTACTTTACCATTCATATTGATTGAGATTTCCTTCTTCAACGAATAACGTTCTCTTTTTCCATTGTTTTCATCTAACGCTTTATCAAAGAAGACATTAGCAGCATAGAAAATGTCTCTATGATATTCTTCTAGAAAGTCCATTGGATACTCAGTATAGGTCCCTCCTTCAATAATTAGTTCCAGTTTGTCTACTTTGTGTCCCTGTCGCAATAGACTATTCATACGGTCTGTCATCTGTGTATAGGCATCCCATCCACACCGAAATCCACGTTGCACTGCTGGTTCTTTCAATAGATATGAACGAGCTATATTCACATCTGCCCCATTCTTCTTTGTCTGGTCTGGACAATAATAGCAATTGTGACGACATCCATTAAATGCGTTGTCTTCTGTTTCATCTTCCATAGGATAAGGTGGCAAAAGAAGTGCAAAACTGTTTACACCCGACATATTTCGAATTGGACGCTTTTGGATATAGTGAAAGAAGCCCTGGTCATCTTTCATATCATCTTCTCCTACCATCTTGTTATAAACATAGACCAAATATGTTTTCTTTACACGAAGTCCTATCATTTTACGCTTGCCTCTTTTACTGATTTCTCGTGTATATCCCTTAACTCCCTTATTGACATGTACCATCTTTTTCTCAAACTTTGAGCGGAAAACTTTATCACTGATTTTTGCGTTGCCAGGGAATTTAGGGTGATTTTCCAGATAAAATGTGTAAAGTTTGTGGATAAAACCTTTGTAGATGTCAATATTGTCATTTACCAAGTTTAGATCTTCATTTTTCGTAACAAGTAGACTTTCCAGATCCTGGATAGTTCCTGTGTTCTTAGAGCACATATTTGTTGTTGTTGTTTTGCTGTTGTTGTTGTTTTGCTGTTGTTGTTGTTTTGGTAATACTTTTAAAATAAGTCTTTGTATTGTTGTCTAGTAAAGGACTAATTGCTTAATGTATCATTAAAAATAAATAATATCGAATGTTCAACTATTAAACTACAATTAATATGTATAGTCGTTCCAATATCTATAATGTCAAAGATAATTATACACTTCACGGTTTTAATTCTATATTAGTCTTTTCTTGAACAAATCGTATAATTTAATAATTGAATATTATATCACACAATAGGCGAATAATAAAGATGAAAATGATTTATTCTATATTAATTTTAGTAGCGGTTATATTACTTTTTTTTTGGGTAGTTAAACAACATAAAAAGGCTGAAAGAGAGTACTATGTTAATAATAATGTAAGCGAAGTTATTAAAAAATTTAAAAATATGAAAGCGACTCCAAAAGAAAAAGATGTATTATGTACTTTGGCTGCTAATTCTGGTAAAATAACAAAGACTGAATGTTTAGATTTATTAGAGAAACATGGAAATGTTCAGGGCGCTATGCGTATATTTGCTAAAGTTGGTGATGTTAAAGAACTTTTGAAATTATTTTAAAAGAAGGAGTATTAATGATATACGTTTCGTTTTATATTTTGATTATTAATTTGATATGCTTGTTTATTGTGAACTATTAACATATAAAATGTAATGCCCAAAATTACGGTTATTAATGATACTATATTAATTGTTAGTGCAAATGGATAGTATATTAATTCGTGTAAAATAATGTTTATTGGTACCATGAAACAAATTGAATTTATGAAAAAAGTAATATATCCGAAATAAAATAATGTTGTATATTTTTGAATAGATGTTTCAATAAAATCTTTATTCTCAAACCGTAGTGTTTTAAAAAAAGTTGATGTAATGAATGTCATAATTGCACTAAATAATGATACAATAAATCCTAATCCAAAGAAAAAGTATGTAAACGAAGATATAGTAATATTGCCATCTATTACAGTTTTATCAAATACAATACCTATAAATTGAAATCCTGCTAAGGTACATGCAGAATCAAATAATTGATCATATATAGAAATAATATCATCAATAGAGGTGCTCAAATGTTCGGTGAAAGTATCTGAAGGATTGTATCCATTTTTAATCATTAAATCCATATTTGTGTATTGTGATGACATTTTGAAATGTGTATGTTTAATTTATATTATCATTTTATAGCTATTTGTTTAAATAAAATTAGAGAATACTTAAACGAAATCATCCTATATCTTTTAGTATATTCTTATTACTACTTGGACAACATGTTTGTCTTAATGCATGTCTAGACGGAAGTGGCGGTTTATGCCTCGTTCCAGATATAATAGTGGCTTTAATATCTGTTATCTGACTTTGTACAGTAAATAGGTCTTGTTCTGATACTCGTCTGAATTCGTAATATAATTCTTTAGTCTTTTCATCTAATTGATCTTCAACACGTAAGAAAGCTTGGTGTAATATTTCTTTTTTAATGTTATAGATTTTACATAGTAGTTTGTATTGATTTCCAACTACCCATTCACCGTCTTTAAAGGTTTCTACAAAAGGATTTTTTATATTTGGTATACGTAAATTTTGATTTTCAGGTTTTAAATCGTTAAAGTGAATCGCATTAATAAGTTTAGATAAAGCACTGAATGGATCTTTTAGCATTTCTTTATAGTCATGGTCAGTAATATGTGATAAGTCTTCTTCTCCATAATTATGTATATCAATCTTTTTAGAATTATCTATATTATTTATTTGATTATTATTCATCGTATTATTTATATTATTTCCAGCCATTTGTCCATGATTATTATATATAGAGTCAATGTCTATAGTCCCAATTTGATTTTCTTCCATATATCCTTTTACTTCTGCTCCTAACATATCAATTAGATTTTTCATGCGTAAATTATCTAATATATTATCTCTTTCTTTACAATAATGTAGTTGATGCCTAGATCTAGATGGTGCAGTGCTAAAACTGCGATTACAATATTTGCATTTATATTTTTTAGTAGAATTATTTGCAATAATATTTGTATCTGTATTATTTTTATTGAAATATTCATATAATTTATAAAATTCAATCATATATTTAATTGGTACATCTTTAATAGATGGCTTACATAATACTTTGCGTTTTAAATGTTTTTTAAAATTCGCTTTTAAATTAGTAGAATAACCACATCTAAGACAATCATATGATGCCATTTTGAAAATGGTAATATTGTTAATTTTATTAATAATAGATATGATAATTTTATTACTAATTTTTGTTTAAATATAAATATTAAATATATACACAACTCCCTATATGTTTTATGACATTTGCTTATGATCTATATATTTAATATGTTAATAAATTTTTGTAATAATGCTAATAAAATGGACATATTATTACTTTTTAATAATTGTAATATATTACAGAAAATGCTAATTTTATTACTTTTTATGGTTTCATAACGTTCTGTATATAAAAACATTGAGACATATCTATGATACCATATTTTGTTAAAACGAGAAATAGGTGAAGCGTATTTTGTGTTATGTTAATATTATTACAAATTTTGGTGAGGGGGGAAACAAAGCTTAAATTTTTGGCCAAATCTTAGCACAAAATTATTTTTTGTTTCGAAATTATAAATTTTAGAAATTTTGAGTTTGTGGGGAAAAATCATCATTTTGTAGGAAAAGTGTTATAAATGTTCCTATAACTTAATTTTGACGAATATAAAAATTCGATATTGTTTCTCTGATTGTTTTGTAAAAATAATAATATGAAACACATTCGGCAGTTTTTATCTGACGTTTACAAAACAATCATATAGATTGTATTAAGCAACTACTGTTTAACCAATATATAAACATGAGTACGGGTAAAAATCCATATGATTCATTAAGTTATGATGATGAAGAATACAATGTAAACAACTTGCCTGTTCACAAACAAAAACGTAAATTAATGAAAAAACTTAGGGAGATTGAGAAATTAGAACAAAAGAACTGTTTTGAATTGACAGAGGAACAAAAATCGAAACTAAGTAAAAAGTTAGCAGTATTAGAACAATTAGAAAAGTTAGAACATATGAATAAAAGTTCAACTCTAAAAAAGAAATATACTGCACAAACTAAGAAATCAAAACCGAAAGTTAATAAGTCTAAAAAGCCACATAAACGTAAATTATGCGATGATGATGATATATTAAGGAAATATCAAGAGTTAGCTAAAAAAGAAAATGAGAGATTTAAAGAAGAAGAAACACTACGTAAGGAAAAAGAGAGAATACGACGTAAGGAACAGGAGAGAATACTACGTGAAGAAAAAAGAAAAAAAGAACGTGAGGAAAAAAGAAAAAGGCTTTATACAATATATAAAGATGACATTAAATTTATGGGTCTACATAAATATAATGAAAATATTACAACACAATTTCTTAGAAAGAGATATTATAAATTATGTCTTAAACATCATCCTGATAAAGGCGGTGATCAAGAATCTTTTAAAAGATTAAATAATGTAAATACTAGACTAGAAAAATACGTTAAAGAAATCCAACAACTTTAATATATATATAAGTTCATTAAATAACAGTTCATTAAATAACAGTTCATTAAATAAGATTTTATTTTTTATATGAAATTATTTAATTTAAAAGTAACTAACATATTTCGTATATTCCACTGAAAACAACTCTAAAATTAAAGTAAATTAAATAGAAGAATGCAAACTCCAACAGTAACACTTCCTAGAGAATTTGAATATGATGGTCCAGAACCTATTGTATTTGACGTATATGACACGGATAGTATATCACTTAATGATACAAATTATATTAATTGCACTAATTTATTGCAAAAACCACTAAATGGCATTGCAATTGGTGTAGTTGAAATCGCATTATATCTATTTGTAGGTTATTTAATTCGTCAGAAATGGTATCACCAACTCAGACATGTTAATGTAATTTCCTATTATTGGTTATTAATGACAGTATTAACCTTTATCTGGGAAGTTGCCTTTATCTGTCAATATAAAAGTGTACATGATTATGCAGAAGAGTTTGTAGAAAATGACACACATGTATGGACAACTAATTACACTCTTGATTATATAAACCCATGGAAGCTTTCTAAAATCTTTTACGCTGAATACGGTGCACATGCAGATCGCGAGTATATTCAATTAGATAACTACTGGAGTCGACTAATTGAAGGAACACATGCGGGATTGTGTGGCCTCTTTGCGCTTTTTGCGATTATTTTTAAGACACACAATAAACGTGAACTATTTGTAATCTCAGCTACTGTAGCTATGTCAACACAGCTTATGAATAGTATTTTATACATGGGGCAATACTTTTATCAAGTATTTGATCCGCATAATGTAAACTATCCTTCTAGTGAATTTCCATTTGGACCATTTATGCTTGATAGAGGGTTCATGTACGTGAATGTATTTTGGACTATAATGCCATTGTATGTAATTATTATGGAGTACTGTTTTTATGACAGAACTTGTTGCAAAAAACAAAAATTAGGACATTCATATTACGATAATAAAACGAGAAATCCAGTAGATGATTTGAGAATGTTTGCATATAATATCAATTCTTATTGTTTAACTCGTGCAAGTCAAAATGTATATTATGATAATGGTAGCGTATTAAGTGTAAAATTTAACAGACATCCAAATGATTCATATAGTAGTGATGAGAGTGATTCTGAATAACTTTTAACTGTTACTTAAAGAAAGATTGATGTTTCCATATAACTTTATAATTTTATACGCCTATCATTTTTGATTCATCATAGTATTTACCTTTTTGTTCCCTTGCCGTTCTATAAATATCAAATAGATCAGATTTTTCTAACAAACCTGCATCATTTATCTTATGCAATAATGATGGAAATGATTTTTTAGGTAAAAATCCACCTCCTAAAGGTGTATATTGAAAATTCATTTCATTGTAAAGTTTTCTCATAATTAGAGCTTCGACGCGTAACATTATCTCAAATGCATTACTTAAATATTCTTGGTCAATAGTTATCTTCTTTTTCTTTGCTTGCTTTCTAATATTAGAATCTGCATATACCATTCCAAAATCAATTAAAACCCATCTGTTTTTATCCAAATCATACATAACATTCATTTTAACATTACTATCTGCATATGCAATCTTAGCATCTGCCAATGCATGAGCTATCTCCGACAGTTCTTTTACGTCTTTTTCAGTGTATTTGACAATTTTATAGTATCTTAATATTGGACCATTTACCATTTCCATCAAAAAGCATTTTTCACCTTCCCATACAACTTTTGGTGTCACACCACTATTTCCCATTTTTTTCTGGTCAAGTATTTCTTTTTTAATTAATTTTTCAGATTTCTTAGCATCGAATATTTTACAGGCATAATTCTTACTGTTTGGACCAATAACTTTCCAGGTCTCTCCATCTTTTCCAGTTTGTCCTAATCTGCCATCCCATTTATAACCATTGGGAATTGGACACAGTGGTCTTCTATCACCTTTTCCTCCACCTTTTCTTCCACCTTTTTTGGTAACTTGTTTGACAGGTTTAGCAACAGCCTTTGGTTTAGAAGCAGTAGTCTTTGGTTTAGCAACAGCCTTTGGTTTAGAAGCAGTAGTCTTTGGTTTAGCAACAGCCTTTGGTTTAGCAACAGCCTTTGGTTTAGAAGCAGTAGTCTTTGGTTTAGAAGCAGTAGTCTTTGGTTTAGAAGCAGTAGTCTTTGGTTTAGAAGCAGTAGTCTTTGGTTTAGAAGCAACAGCCTTTGGTTTAGAAGCAGTAGTCTTTGGTTTAGAAGCAACAGCCTTTGGTTTCGCAACAGCCTTTGGTTTCGCAGCAGCAGCCTTTGGTTTCGCAACAGCCTTTGGTTTCGCAGCAGCAGCCTTTTTACCTCTTAAAGATGGTCTGCATTTTTTTGTTTTAGTATCATATACCAATCCTTGTTTTCTACATTCTGCTCTCATTTCTGCGACAGATGGTCTGCATTTTTTTGTTTTAGTATCATATACCAATCCTTGTTTTCTACATTCTGCTCTCATTTCTGCGACAGTTGGTTTTCTTTTTAGTTTTTTAACGCAATTTTTATAAACTAACTCAGAAGCTTTTAATTCTGACATGGCTTTTTGTAGTTGTAGTTTATTTCTTAAAACAATATTTTTTTGTTTTTCACAATTCATAGTTACTTAATATATTTATGATGCTATATAATAAAATATAAAAAAAAATAAATAGAATTTTGAGTTTTGGTTATATATTTTTGTACAAGTTTAATAGCTTTAGGTTTGTTTAGTTGAACGAATCACTTGTATATCCTTATATTGATCGGTTGGTTTAGCTGCACGAATAACTGGTGTGTCTTTGTATTGATCGGTTGGTTTAGCTGCACGAATAACTGGCGTGTCTTTGTATTGATCGGTTGGTTTAGCTGCACGAATAACTGGTGTGTCTTTGTATTGATCAGTCGGCTTAGCTGCACGAATAACTGGTGTGTCTTTGTATTGATCGGTTGGTTTAGCTGCACGAATAACTGGTATGTCTTTGTATTGATCGGTTGGTTTAGCTGCACGAATAACTGGTGTGTCTTTGTATTGATCAGACGGCTTAGCTCCTCGGAGTGTATATAGTGAGGATACAGGTGTTAGAATACCTACAATACATAGAGTCATTGTGACAAGTTTCATTGTGATAAATTGGTGAATGGATTAATGTAAATAAACTAGAAAATAAGTAATTAAGTAAAACGTTAAATAAGCTTTCAAATAATTAAAATACAATAGAATAACTATGTAATTATTCTTTAAATTCATTTCGAATTTTCAGTTTGGATTTACAAAATTACAAACGCATTGGTTCATCTGTTTCAACATATTCTCGGCATATTCCAAATGTTTTTCTATGATACTGTGATATACCATGTTCTTTAATACCATCTCTATGTTGTTTAGTACCATATGCTTTATTTTTTGACCATCCATATCTCTGATCTAATTCAGGATGTAATTTGCATAGTTTTTTCATATGACGATCACGACTTACTTTGGCTAAAATACTAGCAGCAGCAATAGCAATATATTCATTGTCCCCTCCTTTAACACAAACATGTTCAGTGTATTCTCCATTACCATGAGGAGATTTATATGGTTTAAATTTATCACCGTCAACTAAAAGTAAATCAGGAATAAATGTCAAATTATCGACAGCATAATGCATAGCTGTAAATGTTGCTTGTAAAATATTAATTTCATCTATACGTTTAGGTGGAACACTAATGATAGCATAATCTGTAACATGTTCCGTAATATAGTCATATAACATTTCACGTTTGCGTTCAGTTAATGTTTTTGAATCACGTATATCCTTGTAAGTATCATCTGGAAAAGAATCAGGTAAAATGACAGCAGCAGCATATACAGGGCCAGCTAGACAACCTCTACCAGCTTCATCAATACCGGCTTCTACAGTACGAGAATCTTCACCACGAGTATGATGCATTTTAAGTGGTGCATAGACTTTTTTAAAACGTGCTTTTTTTATTTTGTTTTTCTCGGTATTATTTATATTAGACATTGTGTTATATTGTTAATTATAATAGATAATTAATACACAGATATCAGTGGTTAATTACTGAATGATATATAATAGTGAATTAATGTTAAATATAAAAGATAATACTTTTATCGAATTTCCAATACAAAATGTCAATTTAAAGAAAACCTTTTTAAAAATTTAATTGATTTTTTTTATTTAGATATTAGTTTAACATATTTTTCAAAAAAGTAATATAACTTTCAACTTCACAAAAACATAACACACCTCCAGAAAAACATAAACCCAACACAAATGTCAGCTACAACGGAAACAAAGAAATATGCGCCGAAAATTTATGTATTAACAGGCGCAGGTATTTCAGCACCAAGTGGTATTCATACATGGAGAGCAAATGATAATGCACATGAAAATCCAATTGAGGGAAATAAAGTTAGAGAAAAGAAGCCAATTTGGGATAGATATGACAAGAATATTGTATGTAATTATAGAGTATGGAAAAAGCATCGCTCAACAGTTTTTAAATTTTACAAAGAAATGGCTGAGTTGTATGGAAATGCAAAACCAAATGGTGCACATAAATTCTTTGCAGAATTACAAAAACAATATGGCGTGAAACGTGTGAAAATCATTACACAAAATGTAGATCATTTGCTTGAAGATGCAGGATGTAAAGAGGTTCTTCATCTTCATGGTGAAGGTGGTAAATTGGTATGCAAAAAATGTAAAATCACGTGGTCAGATGATGTGGAAGAAGATATGGAATGTGGTTTATGCGGTTCGTGTACAAATGTGAAACCAGCTGTAGTATTTTTTGGAGAAGATGTGCCTAATTATAGAGTGCTTGCACATTATTTTAATAAGTTGAGGAAAGAAGATATAGTGATTATTTGTGGCACTAATGGGCAAGTTGTAAATTTGGATAGATATTGTAATGGTGATGTAATGTATAATGAGGCAAATTATATACTAAATGTGTATGATGAAGAACAGTATCATAAAATACCAGATGATAAAAGACTTTATGGCGTGGAGTGTTGTACAACATTTCTACCAAAAGTACAGGGATATATTGATGCGCATATGTCGCCGGTGTGATTTAATTTATTTGCCGATTTTACTGTAAATGTACCGTTAATTTAATTGGGTAATAACGTTTAACTTTTACTTTGACTCTCGTAACGCGTAAAAATCGCCCATTTGAGAGCGCAATATTTCACTATGATTTTAATATTTTTTTAAGATTCTTTTTGCAATTTTGTAATATCTTTTTGGTTTGTAATACTTTTTTTATTTATCATTTATATACTAATAGTTTAGTGATTTATTTAATTTACTTAAAATGGCTTGCAATAAAACTTATGGCGTATCCTTTTGTGGATTCGACAACTATACCTATGATCATCCAGATTACACTTCCCATCCTGCTCACCCAAATAACAACTGCAAATGTGAGGTCCCAACTTATTTTCCAGAAACTAAAGTAGGTGATAACAACTTCTATATATGTAATCAAGAAGTAACAGACAAGATTTTCAATCGTCTACATTGTGGTCAAAAAGTTGTACCAGAACAACGTCCTGGATTTGAAGTATGTCGTCAACCCGTAGACCTAAACGATGGATTAACCCATCCACAAATTGATATGATTGACCCATGTAAAGATCATAATAACCAATTTACACCATGTAAAGGTGACGGATTAGGATATTTAAAACGCATTTTAGTTGATAGTGAACTCAAATGTATGAACCAATATTTGTCTAAAGTACATGAAACATCTGTATTTCGACCAACTAAAATTCCTAATTCTAATACACATGGAACGTATGTATCAGTGGCAAATGATAATTTAGGACCTCATAGTGTATGCGGACCTGTAACAATAAATAAATGTACAAATTATCCATATCAACCTGACAACTGTCCACCAAATGGATTATTGAATATTGGTGAAGGTGAAAACACCATAGATCGACGTATTTCAGGTAAAGCAGATGGGGCACATGTGTTTTTACCAATTGGACCAACACGTTGCGACGAAATGAATAGATGTGAAATGATATGGGATAATGTCACCAAACGCCATTATAAAGATTCAATTCCAAATTATGTCAAACCAGATAATGAATATCAACCACGTGAATTTGGAGGTCATCCAGTTCAATACCCACCTGTATGCAAATATGACTATACTTGTATTTAATGTACCTACTAATTATCATAATTATCATTATTATTATAATAAGACATAGGTATTCCATTATATCCAAGTTCTTCTGGATTGTCTTTATAATCGGTTAATAATAATAATTTATTTATATTTATTAAATTACCATCAAGATTACCATGTTTTTTACCATGTTTTTTACCAATTTTATTATTAGCAATATTAGCATCCTCACTTTTATTATTAGCAATATTAGCATCCTCACTTTTTCTTAAATTAAAGAAATAATCTACACACCTTTCAATTTCGATTGCATTAGCATTAGCATTAGGATTAGAATTTTTAACAATATCTGTAGGAAATCCAGGATTGATAGCGTTAATATCTGTTATAATTGGCAATTGTTTTTTTTTAGCTTTTTCATTCCAAAATGTTATTACTTTATCATCTACTAGTCTGAACCAGAATAAATGACCATTATCAATTACAACATTAGGTTGACATCCCATAAATGTACCTTTGTTTGATTCCCAATCTATATCCATAGGTAAAAGTCCACCTTTACCAGTTAAGCAGAATTCTTGGACAATTACTTTATCAATGAAATGTCCTGCATTTGATTGTATTTCATTTGGTTTTTCATCATATTTGTTTTGTATTGATTCTATCATATTTGTTAGAAATTCATTTGCAAGTCTCTTAAATTCTTTAAGTTGTGTTTTGTCTACATTTTGAAATCCACCACCCATTTCATTTAGGGGATCGTAATGAATTATTTTAAATTTTTTAAATTTATTTCCAACTCCGAGTCTATGTATAGAATCAGCTATTTTAAGTGCAAATAGAATGGTAAATTGGGCTACAATATCAAACTCCAAATTCCAGTTTAAAATACCCGTTGAATAGATATGGAATGTATTATTCTCACAATTTGCATCAGCAGAAAGGGCATTTTTATAGTCTTGTTTAGAACCACCACCTCCGCCTCCGCCACCGCCACCGCCACCGCCACCGCCTCCGCCACCGCCACCGCCACCGCCTCCGCCACCGCCACCGCCACCGCCACCGCCACCGCCTATGCCCGAAATGGAAGCACCACCTGCCCCCCCAATGATGGACTCTCCACCACCATTTTTATTGGTGCTACGAGAACTGCTGGATTGATAATATTTTATGTACTTTTTTAATAATTGTTTACCATCGTAAGAAAAAACAGATACTTTATTTAATGTATTTGGGTTCAGTATAAAGTCCATGTTTATAAATTAATTATAATTTGTAGAAATCAAATATATATATATATTACTTTTATATTATTTTTTCTATTTATAATATCTATTTACAACTTGATACGTTTCTTTGGTTCTTTATAAGTTAAATCTAAAAATTCAAAAATGTCTTCTTCAGTTTCAAATACTGGTTTGCCAATTTTAGCTTTAACTGTTTCAGGTGGTACACGCGTTTTAGTACCTTTAAGTGTAATATCATATTCATTTAAAGAGTATCCTAATTTCAAAGCATGAGCTCGCATATGTACGTTGTGTTTAGCACTTCCAGTGAAATAGAGTATCGCAAAAGGATAATCTTCAGGTGTAGTTTCAACAATATCAAGATGACGTGCTTTACCTGTTTCACCAATACGAATGATACCCATGAATTTCTTAAATCCCTTTGCTAATGTTTCATTAATCATACCAGTACTATTTAATAGCTCTAATACATAACCAAGTGCACGAGTTTCATATTTACGTGAGGAAATCAACATATCAATATCACCACTAGTTGCAACACCGCGTCTATAACTTCCTGCAATTGTCATTTGAATGTCATTTCCAAATTTTTGTTTTAATAATCTTTCAATGATTTTACGAAATTGTGTAATTTCTTTACGTGGTATGCGGTCATTTAAGTCTTCATAATTGCGAAGGCCCATTTTCTGTTTGTTATTTAGAAGTTTTAAATTTTTCGCAACTTCTTCACGCAATTTTTCAATTGTGTAAATTTTTTTTTCAACTAATGTTTTAATTTTAGCTGGACCAACACCATAAATTCTCCCAAATATTTCTGTAGCTTTTGCTGCATCTGAATTATGAAATTCGTGTGCTTCTTCTAAAACAATATTTTCATAGAGTTCTTGTTTATTTCCACCTCCTCCATCTCTACTACCATGACTTGATGAACGTCTGGTAAAATATATAGTATACAATTCTCTTACTTTTTTAATAATTTTAGTTGGGTTTTTATACCCATTTGTTTTAAATAGATCAGTATAAAATTCTATTGCGTCTTCTACAGTCTTGATGTTGTCTTGTGCATTTTCAATTTCAGCTTGAGCTCCTAAAAGGATTTCTTTTACACGTTTGTAATTGCGAATTTTAAATTGCCAACCATTTGGTTTTTCAAATGTAGCTTTACGGATCATAATGTCCATATTTTTAGAAATTACGTCATCCATTGTTTAAATTTATAAGTAAAATACTAGAAGTCTATTTTAAGACAAAAGTGTAATTATATACGTTTTAAACAGAATAAGAAGACAGTACTTAAATTAAAACATAAATAATAAATAAATCAAATTTCAACGATATATTTTTCCAATATCACCAAACGCGTTATTAAATGCTATGCGTTGTTCTAATTCACGTTTTTTCTTGTATAATTTACCTATTTTTTCAGAATAATTTCTGTCACGAGAATGAAGCAAATTATGAATTAACTGTTCACATCTTTTTAAATTTTTTGTATCTTTTTCCATTTTTTCTTCATATGTTAGAGCAAAATAACGTTTATTCCCCTTTGAATCGTATTGACAACAACACATACAGCAACATATATAACAAAGATATTTACACATTTACCAACTTTTAAAACACAATATCAAGATATTGATAACTATATTTAAGTTGTTATTCTTCTGTTTTAACATCTACATTATTTTTATTACTGATAATCATAATATCATCACCGTATGTTTCTATTAGTTTTTTACGTGTTTCTTCATCTAATTTTGATAGGTCTTTTTTTGTTATTACTTGATATGATGGGTCTGTTACTTTCTTTTCAGGTGGATATACCAGATGATATACATAAACAGTCCCGCGTCGTAAACCGTAAAATAATGCGGTTGATAAAGGTACAATAGAATATATGGCTGCTAATTCAAGAGCGTATATTCCTAATGTCAATTGAAGTCCCATAGTTGATAATTAATGATAATTACAAGTTATAAAAAACAGATAAAATATAAATGGTATGTAATTTTAAATTGATGTATCATTATATAATGATTAGTAATATGATGGTCTACGTGTAGTACGGAATTGTCGTTTGAAATATTTAGCTATATTTTTATGATATTTTACTATACAAACAACAGTTAAAACTAAAATTATTACGTATAATACAACCTTGTCAATTGTAAACCATTTTTCATGTTTTCTGAACCACGTATTTATATGATGTGATTTATAATATTTATCATGGTAAATTTTCATGACCTCATCATATGTATATGTGCGTTTACCAAGTGATATGTTAACTTGATTATGTAATGCAATAAGCCATTCAACTAATTCTTTTCTTGAATTAATATGTTCGTCTAAAGGCATATCACGCAAATGTGAATTATAATGCTCTTGACATTTGGAACAAGGTAGTATGTTACCTAAATTGTTGAAGAAATTTTTATAAAACTGTTTCTCAAGTTCTCCAGGCTTTTCTGGGAATGTCATGGTGATACTATGAAGAAATGTCCATGCTGGTGGACCCCATATATTTGAATCCATAATTTAATTATCAAGTATAAAGTAATAAATAATTGTATAATAACATAATAAAAAAACTATGATTAATATTATTATCTGGACTATGGTGACACCTTCTGTATCGTTTGTTGGGGATGGTATCGGGACACACGCAGACGCAAAATAATACAACCGCACATTTGAATGACTTTCGGGACCCCTTATGTGGCAGGAAATATAGATGATCCATACACCCGTTTAATATAATTTATATGCAAACATATTATAATTTAAACATAATTTTAAATATTTATATCATATATATATTTTTGTAATTTATATCAAAATGAGTATTATAGACCCAGATACAAATCTGCGTTATTCTTTAAAATGTAATAAAGGCAAAAGTGTACTTAAATCTTATATACAACAATACCAGTGTGGTGGGGTGAATACTATTTATGAAAAAGATACGATATTTAAAACTCAAAAGGCATGGTTGGAAGTAACATCTGTGGAATTTAATTCCATTGCTGACATACGAAAATTTCAAAAAAAATTTTCAAAAAATGAAACTTTTAAATCATTTGATAAATTATGGGGAGAGCGTATGAATTTAGTCATAGACTTTATGGGTAATTATGCTGTTTGGAAATTTCTATTAAATGATGATATTGATATTTATGAACGCAAACCGCCAAGGAAATCAACAATTGTAAAATCTGATAGACATCAAGCATATTTCACAGGACATCATTGGCTTAGTATTGTTAAAAATACTCGTGAATTATTTGATCCATATAGTGAATATCAAATTACTGGAACTAACCAGTTTTGTCAAACATATGCGTTAATGCATTTAATGAATAAACTTCCTGGCCAATCAAATCAAGTATGTAGTCCCTTTCCTTATAACTCTTTCAAAAAGTACTATTATTATACTAGATGTGCGTTAGATTTTATAGTTGATGTTATTAAATCTGTAAAAAAAGCCGAATTAAAATTATATGACTATGGAAATACAAAATATATAGATAATGTTTTAAAATGGGCATTTGTATTACGTAGGAATTCAAATGTTACACTTAATATTATTGGTATGCCATTTATCTGAATCAATATAATATAATTAACATAAAGTATCAACACCTTCCCATGGTATTCCTGCAGTTTTGACTTCTTCACATTTGGCAACTAATTGTTCTTGTGTCATTTCACCAGTTAATGGATCCATAACTTGTCCATTTCCTCCATGACATTTGCCATCGTCACTGTAAACCCAATAATCTGGACATTTTGCAATTACGGGTGGCCAACTGACTGCATCTTGTGCATCAATATTATCGCGATATAATTTCCAAATTACAAAAACTAGAAATAGCAAACATATAGCTATAACAAGAAACTTAATTACATTTACAACAGTAACGTTCATAATATATAATAATGAAATGAATAATTAAATAAGACAAATTGTATAATATAATAAGAAAATAATGAAACTTAAAAGACAGTATACATATTAATGTAAACAAGAAGAATAAACATATAATAAGATCTGAAACAAATTTAAAAAAATAATAAAATGAATGACACAATTGCATTGTTTAATGTTTCAGATACAAATTTGACTCCTCATAAACAATTTATATTGATCAATGTATTTGCTTAAAACTTAATAAACTAACATTTTAATTTGCGTAAGCTAATCCGCCCATACCACTAATTACTCTCAGAATATTATAATTTAATCCATATATATTTTGTATTGTGACTGCTGAACTAAATTCTAATGATGATTTATCTATTCTTGAAAAATTACATGTTCCAGTTGGCTGATATTCTTCCGGTTCTAGTGCAAATGAATAACAGTTTATATTTCTTATCATAGAAGACGTTCGTGATCTCTGTAATACATATCCATCCTCTTTTACAACTTTTAATTCTAATGTATCTTCATCATGTGGAACGTCCATTACCCCTGTGTTTCTTCCAGTGAAAACCATTGAAAAAGAATATCTTATGCCGGTATCAGCATCAACTGTTACATTGACTGCCTCTCTCTCGATTATTCTAACAACTGTTGTATGGTCTTTATGATCTGCATCATATATGATTAGTTTATCACCTACATCTACAAGCATACCATCTACATCATTTCTAAATAAAATAGTTCCACTTAATCCATCCGCATCTATAACTATTTTACATTTTGTATTATCCGTTATATCAGTTGCTGTAGTTTCTTGACGAGTGGCTGTTAATGTTATAGGTCTATTTAATCCAACTGGTAAATTTTGTCGTGGTATAGAAGTATGATTATCATATGGTTGATGGATTTGAAAATATTCTTTTTTCTGTGCCCTAAACCTGTCTCTCCCATTCAATTTTATAGTTGCTGATTCAGTTGTAATCGAATTTTCACTTGTCCAAAAAAGTTCTTTAACTGGATGATTAAACGCAAATGTATATGATAACTTAGATCTTCCTTCTTCTTTATATTGAACCTGTTCTATTAAATATTCTTGTGGCATCTGTGCAAATCGCCGTCTCTCATCCGTATCTAAATATACATATTCGCACCATAATTTAATTTCTGCAGCAGCACCTACTTCTGTGCTTGTTCCCCAATCAAATACTAACTTAACATCATGATACTGTAATGCTATAAGTGGTAAAGCAAGCCCTGTATTTCGACAAAACCAAAATAAAAGAGGAATATGCACTTCAGATACACCTGTTGTACCACTTGAACCTATACAACCTTGTAATGATTTTAATCCAATTGATTTTGTTTCCGGACAAGTTAGTTCATTCCACAGTTGCATCCATTCACATGTATGTTCATCTATTTTTTCACCACCAATCAAAATACGCACCTTATTTATTATTTTATCACCCATTGTAATACCCGATGTATCAGATGATATATAGACTTTTCTTAATAAATCTCCATTTCTTGATATAATTGCTTCACCTGATTTCGTAGAAGTATCTAAAATGCTTGTCCCATGAATAAATTGCTCTATTACCTCTGTTGAAAAGTTTGTATGTCGTCGATATATTGTTTTAAAAAAGGTTATTTGGGGATTCCCAGTAATAAAATTGTCTTGACTTCCTATTGCTACTAATTGTAATAATCCTCCACCCATTTTATTTTAAATTAATCACGATTAATAATAATAATATATTATTAATTTTATTTACTTCCATATACTTGGTTTCTTTTTATTTTTCCAATATCGTTTCGCTTGTTCTTCCATTTTTAATAATCGTTCATAATAATCTGGAAATTCATCTAAATGTGCTAATGCAATTTTTAATGTCTTCATTAAATCATTGTCTGTTACATTTGTCTTTAACATTATTCGACCATGTTCCATTTCAACCTTTATGCCCAATTTTAATGTATCAAGTGAAACTACATATAAATTAACACCCAACTTATTTGCAAGTATCTTTATTTTCTTTTTAGATATTTTCATATTCTTTATAAATATGTTTTATTTTAATTAAATCATTTTACGAATATTGATAAAGACATTATAATAGAAATTCAAATGGGAATCAGTGGTAAATTTCATATAAGTATATAGCTGCATCTTTTGTTGCTGAAGTTATAGATAGTTGTTATGGTATATTAATTAATCAACTTCCAGTTCTTGTTACAGCGATATTGATTATTATTGAATCACTGTTGCTATTGATTGCAAAAATTAAGTTTGATAGTCCAAGAGAAATCAAAGATCAACGTAAATCTATGCGTGTAAAAGAAATCGAAAAACGCAAGTCATCACAAAATCTGGCTGAACTAACTGAAGTCATTATAGAAATAGATGGTGAAGATAATACAGATTGAAACGGTTTATTAATTATCATGTATATATTAATTATCATGTATATTATCTACAGTATGTGTCATCATATCTCGCAGTTCAATTATATCTGGCTTGTAATTCTCTTTTATTTTTGTATTTATATCAATGTTACCTATTTCAACTGTTTCAGTGATATTGTTTATATTTTGTTTTTTAGTATTGATATTCGGTTTATAGTTTGTATATTTTTTGGTATTTTTCTTTTTATATTTATCGTTTTTCATATTATCATGTATATATTTATGTCCATGTTTTTCATGTTGATTATTAATTGAAATTTTGCGTTTGCGAGCGAAATATTCATAAACTAATCCTGCAAGTTTTTCTAATTTATCTTTAATACCTCCCCCTTCAAAATCATTGTTATCGCCACATTTTGAATTTAAATAACCATCTATATCCAAAATACTGTTATCTGTATTTAAATTATACGTTATATTGTCCTTTGTAATTTCTTTGTGTAAAAAATATAGATCTATTGATACAAATAGATATATAAAACGGTAAAGCGATTTTAAAATATTGATGGTTATAAGCAAAAAGTATATAAAACTTCCTATAATTAAAAGAGTTGATTGGTTTTTAAAAAAGTAATGAGATGTGTTGAATGTAGATTTGCAAAAATACCTTGATAATCTGTAACTTAATGTAAATAGCATTTGATTTAAAGTTAGTTTGCCTAGTTAATAATTAGCAATAGAATTCGTAGAATTATTTATTTAAATTTAGTAATTTCGTAATTTAGTGACTTAATGATAATGGGACAAACATCATCAATTCATCCACGTAATATTAAATTTAATCTGCCACCGAAATCAAATAATTTTA